GTTACATTTACTATCGTGACGGTACTGTGAGTTCACTACAGTCTACACCGGTTGAAATGCCGATACGTGATATCACTAATAACACTATAGGGTCGAAGATCCGTGTTGCCTCGAAACCAAGCAATGAGTCCGCCACAGGTGAGATAGCGACAATCGCCAGGGTGCCGATGTTAAAACCTTATGCGTGAGTATATCGGTCGTCATTACAATATTGACAATTATCACTGTGCTAACCTGGTAGCAGATTATTACCGGGATAAATTTAACGTCGAGTTACCCGTTAATGAAGCGTTTAACGTGTCGTTCACAAGATGGATGCGAAAGCACTGTGAACCGATAGCGTTACCAGTTAACGATTGCATAGTCAGGATGCGTAAAGATGGGCGAACTCATGTGGGGGTCTATACTGAGTATGGCGTCCTGCATAACTTCAAACCTTTTTATGGGCTTGGTTCCGTAGTACACTGGCCATTAGGTGTTGTGACCAGAAATTACGACAAGGTGGAATATTTTAAATGGTCAGAATTAGATACTACGAAGACCCAACCAAGGATGTGACGATTGACCGTGAGTATGAGACTGTCGGTCATTTTATCCTTGCTGAGTTTCCTGCTGCAAGCCGTGAGACACTATTAGACCTGTTGTTCTTCGACGGTGAAGTCCTTGGCCACCAGATAGACACTAAAACCGAACACAGTGCATTTATCGACGTCAATGAAGGTGTCATAGCTGTCACTCATGACTCAATGCTACCACGTGAACCAGCTACGTGGGGTTACATTATTGTCGCGGTCATTTTCGCTGCTGCGGCTATACTGTTGGCACCGAGCATCCCTGATGTGTCTACTGACCAACAGGGTTCGACTAACCGTCTCGGTGATACCACTAACAGTGTGAGACTGAATAAGCGTATTGACGACATTTTCGGGACAGTCAGCAAACACATGCCGTCACTGTGGCAGGTGCCGTACCGTATCGGGGTTGATAACGAGGAAACTGAGGTACTGTTTCTCTGTGTAGGTCGTGGTAAATACGACATTAACACCAATAACTGGTATGACGGTGACACCCCTGTCGTCAATATCCCCAATGCTGCGGTGAGTATCTATGAGCCTGGCACACATCCGGGTAACGGGTCACCTGCTCAACAGATTGGCGACCTGGTTACAGAACCTCTCGGTATTTATCGCCAGTCGAATGACCTTAACCCTGCAGAATTATTACCACCTAATGAACTGGAAAATGCCGGTATCAAGTGGCAGATCACAGGGACTGCAACTAGCGCAACATTAACCGCAACCAGTATCCCTGATGGTTTTAAGTTTTCCGAATACTACACTGTCGGCCAACTGCTCACTTTATCAGGTGTGATTTACGCAGCGGATGACGGTACGATTACCCTTTATGAATATGACGTTGGCAATACTTACTATAACTCAAAGGTGTACTCAAAAGTAACCAATCCTGTTGATCTCAGTGAAGGAGGGACACTTCAATACGAGGTGACTGCTGTTACGTCAGACTCTATCACCGTTGACGTTCCAACGGATGCAAGTACCGAGGTGAAAGACGCCTTGGCCGCTATGACTAACTACGTTCCTGTTGAAAGTGCGTATCTACTCACATCCAGTAGTGGTTTAAATGTGTACTCTGATGACAGGTATGTTCTGTACACACCGCTGTTCGACAAGGTTGACGACGGTGAGGGTGGTTTCAATTATTACCCTGTCACTGTCAGCGATCAAGAATACACACCTTTAATATCAGTGCCTTTCTCCAATGGTATTGGTCCATTATTTGTACCAAACGGTGCCACAGAGATAATATTGAACTTCGTCAGCACCAGTGGTTTCTATAACCTCAATGGCAGTTCAGAGGTTGCCGTCGATGCCAATATTAGGATCACTAACATCGAACTCGATAGTAACGGAGTCGAGACGGGTAACTTTACCGTCACTAATTTCCCTTATTCAAGTAATGAGATTAAGTTGCGTTTCTCGGTGTTCCAGACCGCACGAATAGCACTGCCTTACACGTATAGTAAAGTGTTTGTTGAACGTACCACAGACCGTGATAAGTCCAGTAATGTCAGTAATGTCGATAAAATCGAATGGCGTGATTTCTACAGCTATGAACCTGTGTCGGTGTCAAGCTTTGGTGACGTGACTACCGCTCATGTGGTCATACCAAGTAACTCGCAATCTCGACTTGTTAAAGAGCGTAAACAGAATGTTGATTTAACCCGTAAGATCACCCAATACCTCGGCAACGGTAGTTTCGGAACCACTGAGAGTCATGCGACCGACGACTTTAGTCAGATCCTCATTCATACTGCACTTGACCCACGTATTGGCCGGTTACAGTTAAAGCATATCAATGCCGACGGTTTCTTACTGCTCAAACAGGAGATTCTTGATTACTTCGGTGACCCCGAGATGATTAAGTTTGGTTATGACTTCGATGATGCGGGATTGACCTTCCAGGACACGTTCATTGCTATATGTCAGGCTGTGATGTGCTTACCTTACGTTCAGCAGGGCGTATATGATGCGTTCTTCGAGAAGTTGCAGCCGACGTCATCGATGCAAATAACCGTTCGTAACAAGTTACCTGACTCTGAAACCCGTAACACCACGTATGAACGTGATAACGACGGTGTACAAATTACCTACCGTGATAACAATGGTGGTGTTAGTAATGTCATTGAGTACCCCACAGATGGTTCAAGTATTAACCCTGAAACCGAAGACGTTAAAGGCATCACCACCGAGTTACAGGCTTACCGATATGCACTGCGTAAGTACAACAAACAGGTTCACCGTCGCGTCGCTGTGACATTTGACGTCGATGATTTCGGTCGTAACGTGATACCCGGTAAACGTATTGATAGCCCGGATAGCACCCGTTTCACTAAGCGCCCTGGTGTTACCGATGGTTACCGTGTGTACGATGGCCACGTAGTTGAGGTTAAGGGTTTGAATGTGGAATTGTCCGACCCTGTTGAGTTCACACCAGGTGAAGATCATTACATCACGTTTACCACTGAAACCGGTGATATCAGTAGTGCTATTCTATGTACACAGGTGAGTGACAACGTGGTTCAGTTATCATCACTACCATCGGAAGCGATTTACGACGGGTATAGTCGTGATAAAACAACCTATGTGTTTGCTTCAGAGCAACTTAGAGATTCGGTGGCATTGATACCACAGACAATCGAGTCTAATATAGGTGTTGACGGTGTTGAAACCAACACTATTAACTCTATTAACTATTCTGACCGCTACTATGACGGTGATACGGAGTACCCAGCATGACATTAACTAAAGAGATTATAGAGGCTGCTGAGAAAGACTTTCAGTTTGTCGCCGACGTAGTTGAAGGAACCAGTGACACTGTACTGAACCCGAGAACTGGTCAAGTGCAAAAAACGTTGCCGAAGATCATTGATGATTTGGATTGGTCTTATGTTGGGTTGTTTGCTGATGGTGTGACATTCACAGACAAGACGGATTTCGCAGTCGATGCAGTTGGCACACAGTGGATTTACACTGGGTCACTTCCGTTTTCTGCTGCTGCTGGCACTGTGCCTAGTGAGCCGACATATCAGGTGGTACATGTTAGAAGTGCTGATGCAATCAGCAATGCAAATGGTGGGAGCGTTCAGGATTTTATTGATGCTCAGTATACTACCGTTGCAGAGTTAGCGACTGGAAAGTTTCATGTAGGTCAGTATGTGCGATTAACAGACAGAGCAATGGGATTGTTTTTAGTACAATCTGGCGGCACACCAGACGGGAAAGGTGTTCTTGACGCAGGTAACAGCAATACGGCTGTATTAAAATACACCCAATTTATGAACATCCGTGCATTCGGCGCGAAGCTCGATGGCTCTATTGATGATTCAATTGCAATGCAAAGGATGTCTGACCTTAATATTACAGGCATAGTTGATACAGATTACTATGCAGAAACAGATGTGATTGGTGGCAGTTTTATTTCATCTAAACCAGTTAAAAATTTATCCTCTGGTGCAGTTTATGTAAAAAACACATCTGAAAAGTCAGTGTTAAATAAAATTGAACTTATTGCGCATAGGGGTTTAGCGGGTGCTAATGTTCAAAATTCTATGGCTGCATTTGTAAATGCCGCCGCACTTGGTTTTAAATCAATGGAGCTAGATGTTAACTACAGCGCAGATGGTACTTTCTATGTGTTTCATGATGCAGTAGTAGACAACATCACCACAGGTACAGGTACGCTCAGGGAACTAACTGACGAATATTTAGACGGCCTAACATTTTCGTTTGTTTCAGGGAAATACTCAGATATGCGGATTTTAAAGCTGGATGAGTTTTTAAAAATTGCATCACGCAGAGGATGGAAACTCTATATTGAATTAAAAGAGGTATGGGATGACACCAAAATATTTGAAATGATAGATTTACTCGAGCAGTATGGGTTCAATAACGATGCGTGTCATTTGCAAGCCTCAACAGTATTGTATTTGGAGACAATCAGAGGTTACTCCGAAAATATCGGAGTGGCACTTATAACTGGGGTGAGCACACTTCCAGCAATAAAAGACTTATTAGTCAGACTCTCTCAACTACATCACGCTGTAACCATCAGCGATAAGTCTGTAATGACAAGACCTTTTGTTGAGTTTTGCCAAGGCATAGGGGTTGGGGTTATTGCATATACCACTGTAAAAGAATATGAGGCGATAACATTGCTTAGTAATGGTGTGTCGAGAATAATGACTGATTGCCCACTGGTAGTAGGAGGATATAGATAATGACAACATTAAATTTTGGTAAAAATTGGGAGTCAGTAATTAGTACAACCTCTGGTGATGGTGTTGTTAACATAACTAACGGAGTACTAACAACAACGTCCACAGCTGGATCTAACTCAAAGATAACTAAATTTCTGTTTGTAAATCCTGGTGAAACGATTCGGGTTTCCTGTATGGCAAAAAGGCTTTCAGGCACGGCAATCGGAGGTATTGCTTTTTCTGTAGGTGGCGCCGAAAGAGGCAGGGTTTTTGCTGATAAAGACGACTGGTCTGAGATATCATGTGAGTACTCCGCTCCAGCATATTTATCTGAAGCAACAACGTTAGCTGTTGATGTTGGTGTTTTCACCTCAGAATATGGTTCTGTGAAATATGCAGATCCAAGAATTGAAATTCGTAATTCGACAATGGGCACGATGAGAAGTATTGCGGCAGGCTTAATTGGTGTAGCCTCAGGAGTGCCAAGTTTAAACACCTCTTTTGTTACATTTGGCATAAGCAATCTAACATATAACGCAGGGACTCAATCGCTCACATTTAATGTCAGACGTTCAAGCGGGGCCAGTTACACTTCACCAATCATTTTAATCGGAAACAATGGTGGGGGCGCAGCAGGAGCAATACCAATTATACCGAAACAGACCAGTTATGACGCAGCAACAGGGTTGGTATCAATTAAATTCATGGACGTAACAACTGGCGCTTTTGTTAACATAGCCACAATAGCGAGTTTGTTCTTTTTTATTGAAGTTCGAACTATATAACCGATGGAAGCCAAGGACGGCTAAGGATTTGATATGAAACTAGGTGAAAAACAAGAGCTGTTCATGCGTCTATTGCCGAGACTGATTGACAAGGCGCATGGCGTTATAAAATCTTAACCACCACAAAGACGGTACTCATCATACCAACCCATCAACTAACTTCCTAGCCTCGGCAACGTAAAACGCGATGTCGAGGTTTTTTATTGTTAACCCACCGCGAATGTCATTAACCACGGTAACACGGTTACCAGCGTTAATGCCTATACGACGCATAGGTGGTTCTGGTGTTGGTGGTGGGATACGGACATACTTACCTGACGGTGCTTTATCGCGGTTAACAGTCTTACCGTTATCGACGTGTTTCCAGTGAGGCTTAGTGTTCCAGTTATCCCGCTGTAACTGAGTTGGTTCCATTACTTTAAACAGGTAGTCACCATCGGTGCTGATGTAGTAACGGTTGACTCTCTGGATTAACTGCTCACCATGGTACAACTCAGTCTTACGGTTAACCTTAGTCCTGAGCATAAAGTCCATTGGTTCAATACTCAGGTGACGACGGATAAACGCCTCGATGTTCTCACCGCGGATCAATGCAGCTTCAGCGGCCTTGGCCACAACCACGGCGCTGTGATTTTGGTGCCAACCGAGGTCGTAATTAAATACCCCTTTACGTTTAATTTTCATAAGAGTAAGCCTTTCTTTTAGCATGGTTTGGATGGTATTTGAAATTTATTTCTGCTTGTTTTCTAGCAGCAACGGCGTCTTCAAAATCGTCAAAATAACCCAGAACGTATCTAACCCCTTTATGACTAATCCTAGCCACCCACTTTGATCTCCCTCTGTAGTTCGTTCTATCCGACCAAGTAACACCTCTCACCCCACTTTTACAATCTTTTCTGACCCCTTGGTTTCTTGAGTTCTCAAAAGCAGAAACCTGTCTTAGATTAACCCATCGATTATCTAGCCTGTCCCCATTAATATGGTCAATCTCATCGTCAGGGTGACCGCCAGTCATCCACAACCAAATCAATCGGTGGACAAGACATGTTTTACCAAACACCGCACACCAATAATACCCACGGTTATTTTTACCTCGCACTGGTTTAGATATGTTTTGTAGTTTTCCATATGAGTCATACCGCTTAATACGGGTTAGTTCACCGGTAAGAGCATTGTAATCAAACCAATCCTTCACCATCGACTGCGTTATTTCGCTTCTGTCAGAAACCCTAATCATCTTCAAGCACCCCGATATAATTATTAACGTCTTTAACAGCCAACATCTTGTAATTCTGAAACTCCAATGTCAAACCAGTGTGTTTATCTGACCATTCACATAATTCATGCAGGTATTTCTCGTAGTACCGTGGTATACGACAACAAATACCATCCGTATTGACAAAAATTAATTTAAAATCAGGAATGTGCGTCATTAACAATTCACACAACATACTTATTATAAACTGACCGTTTACCGTGATTGCCATTGTATACTGAGGGTCGTAAAAAGGACTGTACTTGTCGTTTGACTTACCATACGACCCATTCAACCCTAGCTTATACGCCTTTCCCATTGCTGTTTGTTTGCCTAGAACCATGCGTTCGTTGAACATGTACGCCATTGCATCGCACCACCCTATACCGAGGTGGGCAGGAAACACCTTATTGGCAATGGAGATACGAGGATAAAATGATTGGTAGTCAATATCGACTATCACATGTGTTTCATCACTCCTAATCACCTGTGTAGGAACACACCCATGCAACCCACCAGCACCAAAGTCGAACGTGAAGCCGTTTAAAGTGGCTGAGGTGAATTTAGTTTCCTCGTCGTCATCAGATTCTTTGAAGAAACCCTTAATTTTAGTTGGGTCAATTACGGAGCGACGGAAATAGTCGAGCACCTGGTTAAATTCCTTGGTTTCAAATTGGATGTACGGGAAGATAATGTCGTTAACCACAATCTCGTTACGGATGGTCTGGTTGTACTTGCTGACTTGAACCCCACGTTTTTGTAATTCGATTTTAACGATTTCCTCGCCAATCTTGGTGTCGTTGAAGTTAGTGAAATCTCGGCCGTACTTCTCAGACAGTTCATCACGGAAAGCCAACATCTTACGAGTGTGACCGAAAAACTCACTGGTGGCGTCAACGTCATCATCGTTATAGGCCAACATCTCGCGTGACTGTTCCCATGTGACAGGTTGGTTCCAATCAACCATCATTTCATTGATGTTATCGAGACGCATGTTAAATTCGAGCAGCTTTAGGCTGGTGGCCTTTGCCTTGTTATCGAAATGATGGATTTTCAATAGGTCCACCTGGGGTACATAGCGTTGGTCAGGCCATATAAAGTGGCTAAAATCCTTCATCTGACCATTACCGGCCTCAATGATGCTGCGGGATTTGTTGTAGAGAATGGCGTTATTGATGATACCGTTGTAGTCCATGATCAGGTGCAACATCGGGTAATCATACCACTCGTTGTTGTACCCGGTCATACGCCCACCACTGGCAGCAATCTGGTGCAGGAAGGCACATAGTTCACGACCTTGGTTCACCCATTCGGATATTTCAAATGTCCACCGTGCGCCGTCTTCCTCACGCTTACACTTGAATGAGAAGAAATTAGGGACACACTCGATGTCATAGGTGTAGTGGGCGGTATAGTTCATTCAGCGAGTTTTCCGTATTTGTCGTAGTGGCCTGCTTGCCACGCATGGAAAGGTAGCACCTGACTCACCCGTGAATAGGGGTTCTTGTCAAGTATATTACTGTTAAATCCCTCGTCATAGAAATGACGGGTTAACTCGTCCATTATTTCCGATTTAATGGTTGTTTTCACACCTTGATGAGGGGTCATCATTTAACTCCTTCTTGTTTACCAGCAGCCTCGCCGGCCAGTGCTGCATAAGCGGCACCATCTACGAAATCGTCTAAACGGAACTTACCACCACGAGAACGTGACATTTTCAGTAATTCCATGAATTGCCAACCTTGCACTTCAGTCAGATTGGTTCCGAACATTGCGTTGAACGCATTAACGGTAGCTTCCATCGACCGTTCACTCTCGGTATCACGTTCAGCAGCGCGGTCACCGATGCAGTGTGACGCTTTGGATAGGATGCTGACAGCGTCCTCGGTCGGTATTTCAGGTGATGGCCCTAATTCCATAATCACTCACCTCTCATTTTATCAGTAATGTGGATCGTCGGTATTCCCAGTGTTTCCACGTATGCGAGAATAACGGGGTCATCGTCAACCCACAGTTCAATCTCATCTCTGTTCTGGTCAATCCAATCACGCTTAAACTGGTGAGGATGACGGTGGTCGTCGTATGACCGTTCAATGATCTCGTCAGCGAATAAACCATGGTCAGCCATCCATTGACGTGTACCGAACTGGCTATTGGTCACCACGTAAATCACCGAGATACAGAAGTGCTTATACAACTTAACTGCCGTCGGTATCGGTTTACCGTTAGCGTTAACCCACTGTTGCCACTCGACCCAGTTCTCAGCACTGGTTTTATCATCAGGGACAGTGTGGTCGGAACCAGCATTGTTGCGGAGTGTACCGTCGAGGTCGAATACTATCATGCCGACACCTCGTCAGTGGAATACACCAGTGTCGGTTCAAGGTCTTCCTCATGACGGTAATACCCTATGAAGCCGTTCTCACACCATGGTTTAATAAACTCGAAGAATTGCTGAATTTCACTCTCGTAATTCTTGATATTACCCTTACCAAGCAACGAATAATGATTACCGATTTCGTCGAAAGTAAGTGAACCGACGCTGGTTAACGTGTGGTAATAACTACCGTTTTGAAACAAGCAACCCCAACGACTCGGCTTGTCTTGTAGTCGTGGTGAATCATAATCACCATTACAGATGGCTCGAACAGTATTGATTACTTCATCAGGTGTATCATCTTTAAAATCGACATTCACGTAAATCTCGGTATACATTCCCATCTCTAAAACCCTCATCAATTAAAAACACCTTTACTATAATACCGGTGGCATCGGTTGTAAAGGTGTTTTATAAAATTATTTTAATCATGGATGACGTCGCTGAAACCCAACCACGTTATTAACAGCAAAATTAGCCTTAACGGTAATACCTGTGAACCCCTGTTTATCACCTGGTTTATACCCTATCGCTAATGACGAATTACGTAAGCAACGATTGAAGTTACCCTTCATCATAGGGGTCTTAACCCCCTCGGTGTTGCACCATAGTCGGTAAGCACTATATAGGTCATCCAACATGGTAAAATCGTCACCACCGAGCACACAGGACGACTCAACGAACTGTGACAACGGGAACATCTCACGCTTGATCTCGTTCTTCTCAACCAAACCAGCATTGGCCTCGGTGAACTGACCGTTGTTACTTCTCAGGCGGCGTAGTCCTTCAATCGCCCACTGACAGATACCGGCAGTCTCGGTTTTAAGTTTCTCCCCGAGGTGTGGGTCTTCACCGTTGCCATAGAATGACTTAGTGAATGGGAACACCATCATACGCCTCACCAGTGCACCAGAGGCATCGTGGAAGGCTGGCATACCGTTAGCACTGAGCAAGACCTTGGTTTTCATCACCTCGTTACGTGAACCTTTATACAGCTCGTGGAATGACACAGGGTCGCCGCCGACCACGGCCAGCATGGTACTAAGTACGTCATCACGGCTCGATGGATGAATATCACGCGCATCGGGGATCATGGTTAGTGATTTACGTGCCATCTCGTTCAAGCTGGTATCCTTGTGTATCTTCCCCAGTGCCGGTGCTGCGACGTTATCGTGACCAACGACGTTGCTTAACACAGTAGTTGTCGTACCCTTACCGCCACCAGACTTACCAGTGAACAGGGCGAAGCGTTGCAATGATACGTCCGTCGTCAGACAGTACCCCATCCACTCTTGCAACTGGTCTTTCAGTAGTTGATCGTCACCCCATATCGAGTCGAGGAAACTGAACCACTGTGGACAACGTGCGCCCGGTTCGAAGTCATAATCGAGTTCATTCAGTGCGAAGAACGCTGGTGTGTGTGGTAACAGCTTTGGTGTCTCGGCGTTAAGGTCCACAATGCCGTTCTGGAAGATGGCCAGGTTACTCGTATCACTATTCTCACCGGTCAACCAGGTGCCATTCTCGACCTCATCGACGTTAACGTGGTCACAGACTACCTTGAAGATACCTGCAGTAAGCGCATCTGCTGGTTTAAACACCGCAAACGACCGTTGTATCTGTGCCTTAATCACTTCATCATCAACGGTTTTCCATGACTTACCAGTGAAGGTGTAGAACTGCTTCTTATTGCGGATCAGGTTAACCCCATCATAATTGGCACCGACGAACACCACAGCAAAATCGTAATGGCTCGACTTAGGTGTAAGCTGGGCCACACGAATACTCGCGTCAGCGCGTGAGATACGGTAATCACCACGCAGTGCGTCAAGGTCGGTATTATCGGTGGTGACGGTCGGCCTACCTGTGACAATTACCTCACTGGCAGTCGGCGTAACCGGCTTGTTGAATAACTCTGCTTGACCTTCCCAACCGCACGACGGTTCTTGGCGGGGTATTGCCTGGAATCCCGCTTTGGCTGTTTTACAACCAGGTGCTGATTTAGGGTAGTGATAGGCACGATAGACAACACCGACAAAGTGGTTTTTCTCATGTGCTTCCCATGGTGGGAGGCAACGAGGGTTGTAGTGTTCCCATAAGAGTTCAGTAGCAAGCTTGAGAGGGATACCGTGGTCGTGTCCATAACAGGCAACACGGTAAAGCTCGTGAGTACCACTACCTAGTACAGCAGGATGTGCCGCATTAGTAATGAACGAGATAAAGTTGTTGCGTTCAAAATCATTGTCCTCGTAACCGATACCTTCATCAATACCTTTACGAGCATCGATCCAACGGTGCAACTCGGCATCTTTATCAGCAGGTAACAGGTGGCCAACACGGATGTCCTCGACCGAGTATCTTGGTTTCGATTTACTCAGGTCACTCACCACACTGTACGACACCGGTGTTGCCGGGTTCTTCAGGTGTAAGCTACCTGGCAAACGTGCCACACGACACGGGTCAATGACCTGACTATCGGAACCATAGAACATCGATAGCTGTTTCTGGATCACAGTCCAATCGTTGTGGTCGATATCACCGGCATCGATTAACCAATAGGCATGACCATGAGTATCGTCACGCTTAGTGATGAAATGAGGTTCAACAGCCCACTGAGGCTCGGTCATCCCATCGAAATCAACGAAGAACACACGGAAATCGTTGATATTGTAGATTTCACGCCCTTGCAGGTCAGTACCGTTAATGCAGACATAAATACCACATTGCTGTGATTGCGCCCACTCAATGTATTCGAGTGAGTCCTGTAATGTGCTGTGCCAGACCTTGGCTAAATCTGGCCGCTGGGTTCCGTCCTTCGGGTCATAAAACGCTTGAAAGGTGACAACAGAGGTGTCGGAACCCGTCAACGCCGAGATGTACTGCAGCGCTTGATTGAGGTCGTGCATCGTACACCTCGTTATTATTCTTCAGCGAGTTTTCCGAGGATGTGTTCGGCTTTGAGCAGTGTTGCCGTTGATACCGCATAATTAGGCTTACTGGTGTAAGTGGCAATACTGGCGTAACCTAAACCACTTGCGGCACTGACTTTATCGATGCCATGTTTCTCAACCAATACCTTTAAACGACGGCAACGTTCTTCAGGAGTAATGACACGCTCGGCATCATATCTCTCGGATTGTTTTTTTAATAGCTCAATGTTCATTAGTACTTCTTCCCATTCTCAGCAGCACGAGCCGCACGTTGATGATCAACACGGTTTTTATTGTATGCCACTTTTTCGTTGATGATGGTTTCGAGGGGGATGCTGAACAGATCACAGTACCGGAAAGCAGCCGAGACAGCGTCTGACAATTCAAAAGCATAACTGTTGTCATTCTCATCTTCCCGTTCTTGTACTTGAATGTATGCTGATGAAACCAGGGCATGAAGCAGGGCAATTAAACCAACGTCGTCTTTACCTGTTACTTCTGCATTACTCCACATTTCACTATCATAGCCAGTAAACCCGACACTACCGAGATAATCAAGACAACGAATAACGAAATCAGCTATTTCAACCTGGAACATCGGATATTGTGGAAGATGGTCGTCCATCAGGTTTTTACGGTCACCTTCCATGGCTTCAGACAACTCTGAATGGAATAAACAAACCATGGTTGCGAAACTACGTGGCTTATCCCACCACCCCATTTCACGGTTTTGCTGGTGAATACGGTTCTGTAACGCTACTAAATCAATCACTTCATCATCCTCTCATTAAATTCGTTGTACATGGAATCGACATCATCGGCACAGGTGACAAAATCGGCAATACCGCCAGCATTGATGACTTGCTCTCTAAAGATATTCTGCCCATGTTCCCTAGTATTGGGATTATATGAAAGTTTCTTTATAAAACCAAGTTTTTTAACTTCCGGTGCTGTGAATACAGCCACTTGCTTTCCGACCATTTCTGGTGTAACAGTGATAGTTGTCCAGCCAACCAGGTCAGAAGTACGGATGGAATCGTTACTTTTCTTACCTTCATTACCGAGGCCGAAGAACACCGGGCGACCGTCTTTCGTGTAGGCCACACCAGTATTATTCCTCATCAGTGTGGCGTTATACATTGCCGCCCGGAGTTTCACATCCTCAGTGGCTTTGTTCTCTTTAGTGGCCACTATACTCGTCCCCATCTAATGTTTCAGGATTGAAAAGGTCAACGGTGATACCTTTCCATCTTGCTTTAGTGACGAACCCGAAACATTGGAAATCACTCAAACCAACTTTGGACAATAAATCGAAAATGTCAGGCATTTCAAAATGGTCTATGTCCTGACGATGGCGGTAGATCATGATATCAATATCTTTCCGTTCACCTGTCTTATAAACCAACCCACCTGTCAACGCTGGGAAATAACCAGCTGGTTTCAGTACTGCATACAATTCACAACAAAGGTCTAACCCGTCTTGTAGTACGGCTTTCTCCCCACCTTGGCATTCTTCTGGTGAAACGTCAGGTGATGGTACAGTTAATCCGAACATAATCTCAATCCTCCCGTGTTAGCGGAACCCCAGCCCCACCGATATCATCAGTGAGGCCGGTGTCATCGGTTATTGTGGGTTAGTGTAGTTTGGTTTCGCATAACCAGCGGTGATGATTTGCTCATCAGTCCAATCCTGACCTTTCAACGCTTCATAGGTGTAAGGTGAATCAGCGTTCATGATAACGTTACCCGTTGTCGGTATAGCCGGGGCAGCAGGAGCAGCAGGAGCAGCAGGAGCAGCAGGAGGTGTCTGTGGGGCTACGGGTTCTTCAACCCATTTACCTTTGCCTTGTGCTACTAACACATCTTCAGTCCACGCAGGGTCAGCCTGATACTGTTCCTTAGTGAATTGAGTATCAGTATGCACGTACTTTTTAACAACCTGTACTGGTGCCTGTGGCGCTGGCGGGGTCTGTGGCGCTGGCGGGGTCTGTGGCGCTGGCGGGGTCTGATGTTGGTTAAATTGCAGACCTGTACCGGCTTGGACATTGGTATTAGCGTGACCACGACCAGCGAATGCCTGTGTTGCCGACTGTGTAGGGCCACGACCGAATGATTCATCGTCATAAACCATCTGCACGTTTAACACTGTCAACGCAATAATACGAGATTGGTCTGATTTAGTGTAAGCAGACACCTCGACCTGTGCGTCACACCAACAACCACCGTAAATCGCGTCAGGTTGAATGTCACGAGTACCAGTGGGGTCAACGCAACCAACAGGGTTAACGTTCTTCATTGACACGATTTCATAACCTGCAGTAATAGGGTCGCTGGTTCCAGGTAGAGGGTTACCATTGGCGTCTTTCTGCATAATGGAATTACCATCAACAAACTCAGGTGGGTATTGAACACCAGTGTATTGCTTAACTGTAGCAGGGGTAACATCGGGTAAATCGACGTTCCATTCCTCCTTAACCACTTCCCTAATTGCTTGTTTAAGTACGTCCGGTGTCGATGGGAATTGCAACCCTGCCTTAGCGATCACACCTTGTCCTGTTGTTGGGAACATGGCCTTAATCTGATACTTACCTGACTTCTCGTAAGGTGTTTTCAGGTTGGGTAGAGATGCACGGAATAAACCGGTAAAGATAGTACGATTAGCCATTATCAGGCTCCTTGTCTGTTACTGAACACACCGACCGCTGATTTAGCTGGTTCGGCACGGTTACTGAATACACCCTTAGCACTGTTATCACTAACACGCACAGCAGGGCGGTTATCATTCATTTCCACCAGTGTTGTACTCGGTGGAGGGGTTAGATAATATTTATCCACTATCTGTTTCGGTAGCAGCTTCTTAGCCTTGGTTTTACCTATCAGAAGTGGGTCGTTATACAGATCTGTTTCATTGACACCACATGCTTTAGCTGCAGCAATGAAACCTGCTTTGTCCTCTACCTTCGCTCTCGGGTATGACTTAACCAGCTTATAATCCGTCATATTGTGACCATTTCTGGCCTCATCGAGCATACGGTCAGCTACCATGTCGAGGAACTTCTTAGCACTGCCGATCTCCTTATAAACCACTTCCAGTTCACCGAGACTAATTTCAGTGAGTGGAACATCGGTATAAGCGATTTTAAGTGCTTGTTCCATACGAGCACGACAATTAGCCTGAGCAGGACACCAGTGACACCATTCACCCGCACGTGGTTTCCGGTTAGGATCCTCGGCTAGTGCCACCGAGCGACGGTATTTTTCACGCCACTGTGCTACTTCAGCCACAGTGTAAGTCGCGTTACGTACTGGGCCACTGATATGACCACCGTTTGGTTGAACGATCGTGACCGTGACAGTGTCGACTTTATCCCATAGGTTATAGGTGTCGAGTGTTGCAATCGCATACCCGAGACCCTGGGAATTATCGTCAGCCTCGACTAGACCATAACCATTCTTATAGTCGATGACGTGGCATAACCGTTGACCAGGTACGATAAAGATACAGTCCGAAGTGCCGTAAACATCGGTACGACCGAGGCTGCTCATTACCACACGTTGTTCGAGCAACGGTTTCACACCATAGCGACCACTCAGGTCATTAATGACGTTAACGTAGAGACTAACGTCATCAGCCATTTTCTCAGTGACCTCATGGTTCTCGACGGTTAAGCCGATCATGTCGTGAGGTATGACACCAAGAGCAATACAGGTTTCGCCTAATGCATGGGCAGCAGTTCCGAGTTCAGCGGCAGGATTGGACTTGTTGGGATAACCAGCCGACATCCGAATTGATGCAGGGCAGGCGTCCTCCATCCAACGGTGACTACTACTGAAACTAAATACTGAATGCTCACCCATAGTGGTTATCCCTTAGCTAACTCAGCATCGACGTCACGACCGTTAGGGACGGACTTGTACCACTCAACCCACTGGTCGGCAGACTCTTTCAATGCGTCGTACAGTTTACCTAAACCACCACGACCGATTTGACTGAGTGTAGTGGCACCTTTCACAGCGGTGTTGAGGTGATAATTAACCAGTGATTCCATCAGGTTGTGCTCGCCATTGGTTCCTGTCTCGATCAAGTCAATACGGTCAATCTGGTCTTGACATAAGTCAAGGTAATCAGCCCAAGCTTTACACTCGTTAAACACGGTGACGTAAGCATCAGCAGGTAGTGCGTCGAACTTATCGGCACCGGCTGGTTTTAACACATCACGAATGATCAGGTCATAATCAATCTTGAAATCGTTAGTCAAACGGTTGATTTGTTCGAGTGCCTGGCGCTGCTCGGTGGGTTCGGTTTTCGGTGGCTTAGGCGTCGCAGGTGCTGAAGGTACAGCAGGGGCTTGTGGTGCCTGTGGTGTCTCTGGTACAGCAGGGGCTGCTGGTGTGGCGGGTACTTCAGGTGCTGCTGGTGCTTGTGGGGTGGCCTCGGTTTCGACCTGTGTGTCACCAACATCAGCCTCAGTCACCAGGTAAGCGGTTTTCCACGCTTCGAATGCGTCTTTATCGCAACCACGCTTCAGTTTCCACGTACCGTCGTTGTTTTTACCTTTAGTGCCAGCATGAAATTCTTCATTCCATGGCAAACCTTGAACGTCGAGTTCTACGTTGGTGTTACCTGTGTCGGAAGTATCTGGTTCACTGGCCACATCTACACCAGTAATTACCTCAGACGAACACGCTGTCTGTGCAAACACCTTTTCTTCCAAAGCCTTTACACGCGCTTCGAGAGATTCCAAAATTCCTAATTCAGACATTGAATGTCTCCTTTGTTGTGGGTTGCTCGTTATCGAGTGGTAGTAACTATAAACATGATAAATTTAGTTGTAAAGATATATTTGAAAATATTTTTATAAAGAGTATACTCGGTGATGTTGATTAAATGATTGGAGGTAAGAGATGTCAGATATTAAATGTGTAGTGGTTAACGTCAGTAAAGACTTTAAAGATGTAGAATTTGAGCAACTGAAGCGCATATTTAACGACATGAAACATGTAATGGCTAGTACCCAACCTATCATCATGTTTGAAAATTACAGTATGGTTGGTTCTGCTGAACTGGCCGATGACGGGGTGTTAACCATTACTATCAGTAAGGGAGAATAGAGATGGTTGATAATAAAATTATTGTATCGAAGCTTGAAGACATTGCAGGTCTTCATCGACACCCTTTGTACGTCAGAGAAATCTGTAAAAACGGCGCTATCGCATTACACAGAACCAGTTCCGGCCTCAATGACGTAATGATTAGAAATCAGCAATTAACTGACAAACTATGTCGATCACGTCAGCACGTTAAAGCGATGGTTGACATATTCCCCAAGAACGAGGAATTCAACACACTGTTAATCGAAATTGACTCTCTGCTCGGACATGTTAAATGAAACATCTTCTTCCACCAACTGAAATAGTGATGCGGGATTACCAACAGGTCGCTATTAACGATACTGACCGACTGCTGGCCACACCTGGGAATAACACGGTAATAACAGTTCTTCCGACAGGTGCCGGTAAATCCCTGGTCAAATCTTACTACGCCCGTCGATACTATGAACGTGGTGAACTGACCATCATCTTCGCCCACCGTGACGTATTACTCGGGCAGATCAGCGATAAGTGCTGTCTGATGAAAGTACCTCACACCTTCATCTGTAGTGATAAAACCAGGCGAAACATTACTAACGACAACCTCAGTAAATACGGTGATTCGTACTGGGATGAAACTTCCCATGTTATCGTAGTATCGGTGCCGACGTTCCTGGCTCGTATTAAGTCTGGAATCATCACTCGTGAGTTCTGTGACTCGGTTAAACACTGGATGCTCGATGAAGCACACCATTTGCTGTCCTCGGACGTTTATAACGACTGTGACGGCGACATCGACGCCATGTGGGAAGCTGTACGCTCGGGTGAGGGCAAACTCGGTAATCAATGGGGTGTATGTACTGAGTTACTATCCAATGCCCGAGGACTCGGTGTAACAGCCACACCTAAGCGCGGTGATAAGAAGGGCCTTGGTTCCCATGCTGATGGCCACGCCGATGCCATGAGTGTAACCACGACCATGTTCGACCTCATTAAAGGTGGTCACCTCACACCGTATGAAATCTACACCACCGGCACCATCGATGTTAAGGGTATCAAGCATAACAAAGACGGTGACCTCAATAGCAAACAACTCTACATCAAAACCAAGGAGGCCGATATTACCGGTGATGCGGTGGCGGAATACCGTAAACACCTCGATGGTAAACCGGTGATCACGTTCTGCGTTAACGTCGAACATGCTAAGGAAGTGGCCAAGGCGTTCAACGATGCAGGTATCCCGAGCATGATGGTTAACGCCAATACTGCCGATG